CTGGCTCATATCAGGCTTCTCATCATACATAGCAGAGTTGTTAGCCAATGCTCTCTGTGGATTGTATTCCCACCAGGCACCAGACTTACAGGCTCTCATCTTATCATCTTCTAAGTCTGATAGTGATATCATAGCTGACCTTCTAACACCACCTACAACTACTACTTCACCAATCTTACATAGTATATCGTGACAATCAATAGATGATAACTTCCTACCAGCAGCCTGTTTAAACTTGTAGATAGTGAACTGAAACAATTGATTCAATGGTTCTGATCCTGATGCTCTACCACCAAAGGTTTTTAACCTAGCTCCTGATGGTCTAACTTTAGATAAGTCATACTTAGGTACTTCACCACTATACAATAGGGCTATAAGCTGTCTAAGAGCCTTTGCCCAGCCTTCTTTGCTATCAGCTACTACTATGTTAGTCTCAGACTCAAATAGCTTCTCAGGGACTTCTGGTAGCTTCTCAACGTACTTATGCTCTACAGAGAACCCTACACCTGTTCCACAGAGAAGAATATACATAGCTTCATCAAATGCCTTAACATCATCAATAGGAAGATAAGAACAATTATACCCAGCAGTATTGTCTCTATCTAGTGCCTTACCAGCAGTCATAATAGCCCTCATAGATGGCATAACTTCTAACTTCTCTATTGCTTCTTGTACTTTTAGTTTTGTTGGTGTTTCTACTATATGACCATGCTCTGCTTCTAGATGATTAACCATAAAGTCCATATATCTTTGAACAGACTCACTCCAATCTTCTCTTCTTTGCTGGTCTTCTAAGTATCTTGCGTAACGACTCTTTGCTATAAACTGACTGTATGTATTCAATCTTTTAACTCCTCTTCTAATAAATCCGCTTTATCTTCTATTCTATCGTTAAATCTATCTACTATGTCCTCAGATGCTATATCTAATACTTCAAGCAACGAAACTTCGTCAAGGTTTTTAAGTCTATCACATATATCATTTAATGTCAATGCCATATTACCCCCAATTCTTCCCTTTTGTTTCTTTTAATAAATCTATCATAGACTTTAAATACCATTCAGCTTTCTCAGCATCTTCTAATGGTTTACCCTTGTGCCACATTCTAGTCATATACTTGATGATGTTACCTTGACAATAACTAATAGCTTCAAACTTACCTAGTGTATCAACTATGTAATCATATGTTTCTATAGTGCCTTTGTTATAGTGTGGTGGATGATTAACTTTGTCGTTAGTTGTATTCTCATAGAGATTTAGATCATAAAGAGGATCAGCTCTTTGTACATAATCTCCTACTGTCTTATCATCTTCTCTATTGTTCTTTTGCATAAAATTATCCATATTTCTTCCTCAAGTATTTTAAACTAACAAACATCTCATCAAACTGACCGTCATGTACGTCATGTAACACCACGATACCTCTCCAGTGAGTATTACCCTGTATACTCATATAGTCCTCATTGTGTAAGTAACAAGAACCAGCTATGATACAAGTGATAATAGAACCATCTGCTCTTTTGCCATAGGCTACTTGTCTACCTTGCTGGTGACCTACTACACAACTCTGGTGAGTCTTGTTAACCATAGCGGAAGCAGTACCAATAGGTCTACCCATAACACCACTTACAAGGTAATGACTATATACAATCCCGTCAATGCTAACAGTATCAAGGAAACTAAACACCTCCCAACCAGCCTCTGAGTATCTGAGATCATCTGTACCAATAGTGCCGTCGAGTTTAGAGTCTCCTTCGACTGCTCTGTCAATTCTTTGTTCGTGGTTGCCAAGTGTGAGAACCATTCTGGGTCTATATTGCTTGAGTTTTTGTTTCTTTCGTTTTTCATTATATTCCCTCATCGGGTTAAGTAAAATGTTCATACCTTCTTTGGCAGCTTCTATATCATCTTTGTATCTTCTACCTTCAAACGACTTCTTACCTATATCAAAAGAAGATAGTGATGGCATATCAGCAAAGTCACCAATCTGTACGATAACATCAGGTTTTTTATCAACTATATATTTTCCAATCCATTCAAGATAACCTAGTTCAACTCCAGGTTTAACTTGTGTATCAGGTATAATTAAATGTTTCAAGAGTTTCCTTTCTTTTTGGGTATGGTTTTACTAAATGTTTTATTGACCTAAATAATTCTCTTTTTTCTTTTTTTGTTCCTTTAAAATAAAAGTATCTTTTTTTACTGTTTTGTTTTACCTTTTTGACATCTGGATGATGTTTTTTTATTATTTCTAATTGTGTTGTTCCGTATTTTTGTCTAATAGCTCTGGCTCCATACAGCTTGTTGTTAATTAACCATCCACATCTATCTCCTTTTTTACTTTTAACATTAGGGTTAGAGTCTCTCATAGAACCTATGTAGTGGAAATTACAAGCTTGATATATAGTCCCTATCTCTCCTGCAAGATCATCTACAGTTGCTGTTATTACTTTATATTTATCTGGTAACATTTTTATAGAAGTGCTTATTAATTTACTAGCGGAATGAGGATGTGCCCAATGAACACAAGCTCCTCTATTTAATAAAATTATTTTTCCTGTGTATCCATACTTATCCCATTTGCCTAAATTTTCTATGTAGTCAGTCCCATAAACAACAACCCCAGCACAAACACCATCAAAGAAAATCCCAAACTGATACTTATTTATAGCAGATAAGCATCCTAACCATTCATACTGTTCTATAATTTTTTTAGCATCTTTTAAGGATACTGGTTTAACCACTGCTTTTTTTATGTCTGTATCTATATCATTCCAATAAAAATCTAAGAGGTTTTTGCTTTCTAACTCAGCTATTTCCTCTCTTCTTTTTTTTTGATGAGCTTTCAAGAGTTAGCCTTTCTTAATAGTTCAAAATAATGTTCAGCAGCAACCACACATAAAGGACTACATCTATTTTGCTTAACCACAACAACTGGTTCTGCACCACTAGGACAGTTAACTGTAGCTTGTTCATAGAAGCCGTATACAGCAACCCTAGCCCTACTTTTGCATTCAATAGAAACATTCAGCTTCTTCCTAGCAACTGGTGATAGCTGTATATCTTCACCACCACAACCCATAGATGTTGAACGTACATCATCACTGGTTAACTTGAACTTCTCTATTATCAAGTCTCTTACCCATTGTTGTAGGCTTCGACCTTTTCCTTTTCTGCTGCTTGTCTTCAAGTTTAATATCCTTCCGCTTTAGTATCCACTTCTTAGGTATGTTTATCCTACAATTACTTTGGTCTTGTGATACAGTATTTGCTAGAGTCAAAGCGTCTTTAGTTTCATCAATAATAAATCCTATACTAGTACAATCATGTAACTCTGACTTAATATTATCATCCCATCCAACATCTGCTACTGCGTCTTTCCAATGTACTAGAGTTACTCTGGTAGCATCCAGAGTTCTTCCTTTTTTCTCCGTATCCATAATAGTCTTCCTTGTTCCAATAAGTAGTCACGATTATATTTATACTCTTCTAATACTACTCTGTATAAGTCTTCTTCCTCTTCTAATCCATCAAGTATCTTATCAGCCTTCTTGCTTCCAATACCCTTAATGCCTGGTATATTGTCTGTTCTGTCACCTGTTAACAACTGTTTATAAAAGTTCTTAATAGCTTCTTCTTCTGTAACATTATACATTTCATTTCTGTGAAAGTTGTAATGCCAACCTCTCAAGTTATCTAAGTCTTTATCAATTGAACAAATAACATAATCTCTAGGTTCTAGTCTATATGCTTCTATGCCTATGGCATCATCTGCTTCTTGTCCTTCTTGCATTTCAAAGCCCCATGCTTTTTCCATGTATTCACGCATAAGGTTAAAATGCTTTGGCTTTGCTATCCCTATTCTATGTCCTTTGTATGTTTTTGTTACTGCTATATCATCTCTATAGTTTCCTCTGCCAGTTAGATAACCTTGTGCCTTTTCACAGTTTGCATGAATAAACACAAGGTCTTCTAAATACTCCGCTAGTTTAGCGACAGCGATACTCTCACTAGAGTCCTCACAACCAAAGCCTACTCTGTAAGTAAGAATATCGCCATCAACTAGAGCAATCACTACAACACATCCCCATCACCACCGTCTTCAACATCACCTGCATACACCTGTAAATCATTTATTACCATTTTCTTTAATGTTGGTGATGTACCTTTACCCATCTTACTCTTCCAATCATAGGAAGATACAATGGCTACACCACTAGAACCATTACCAATTGCAACATCTTGTAATGAACTTCCTTCAAGGTCTACAATGTTCAAGGGTCTAACACTACGACAAGTAATAAAGTTACCTTTATCTTCTTTGTTCTTAGCTGTAACTCCTAATTCATCTTGTAATGCTTTCACAGCCCCTTCAGATAATTCACATAAGTCTATCTGATACTTTTCTGACAAGTCGTTTGTCTTGTTATGAAAAGCCCACATAACCTTAGTTTGTAACTTAATTGACTTTCTGGGTTCCATAGATTCTCCTTAGTGTGTTTCTTTCCAGTTATTACCTACTTTATACTCACCATCCAAAGGACAGTTTAACTTCAATGCTCTACCTGCGTTAACTATTGATCTGACTCCTAACTGACCAACAAGTTCCGCATCTTCTTCTTTTACTTCTAACTGCCATTCATCATGCACGTTTGCTACAAAGTGTGCATCTAGTTCATACAACTTAATATACTTATTAAATATCACAAGAGCCTTCTTCATCACGATAGCACCAGCACCTTGCAATAAAGTATTTAGTGCTGCGTGTTCTGAACGTATAAATAACCGTCTACCATCCAAGCCTGGTAGTGTTCCCTTCTTTTCTAAGTTCACAGTTATCTTCTCTTTCAGTTCTGCAAGGGCTGGTACGTTCTTCATAAACTTCTTTATAATAGATGCACCATTTGTGCCTGTGATACTACCTATTTTTTTAGCACCTGCACCATATAAGAAAGCATAAATAAAAGTCTTTGCTTTGGCTCTTGTGTCAAGCCCTGCTGCTAATTGGTTCTTAGTGTGTAT